TTTACATTCATACGCATTTAATCAATTAGGTATGACTAAAGAAAAAATGATGAAGACAGAAGACTATAAGGAATTTGGGCAGAAATGTGGCATACCTATTAAGACTGCAAACTACTCTACAGAAGATGGTACATTTAATTCTGACAACGAGTATCTTACAATTATAAATACAGCTAGAGTTAAACGTTTAGACTTATTAGAATATTATGATTCTAGAAAAAATATATTAGATATAGAACGAAGCACATTATTTTTATTAGCCGAAGAATTAAAGAGATTTAAAAAAGAAAAAGGTCTAAAAGACTTTACAGATTTACTAGAATTATTTTTAGAAAAAGAAATGTTAAATAAATTTGAGGTGTTGTTTATAGATGAGGCACAAGATTTATCTTTGTTACAGTGGGATATGGTAAGAAAGATATGGAGTCGCGCAGGTAAAACTTATATTGCAGGTGATGATGACCAAGCAATATTTAAATGGGCTGGTGCAGATGTAGATCACTTTATAGCACTCAAAGAAGAAGTTGATGACATACAAACTTTAAACCAATCTTATCGTATACCTGGTGGACCTATACATGAATTATCACAAAGTATTATTAACAAAGTACAAAATAGATTTGATAAAGAATATAAACCTAGAGATGAGATAGGTGTGTTAAAAAGATATTCTGATATAACACAAGTAGATATGTCTAAAGGTAATTGGCTAGTATTGTCTTCTGCTAATTATTTCTTAGATGACGCTAAAGATTTATGTGAGATACAAGGATGGTATTATCAGTTTAAAGGTATGAACTCTGTATCACTAAAATTATTATTAGCTCTTAACAATTGGGAGCAATGGCGTAAAGGTGAACTATTAAATCATCTTGAGATAAAAAATATTTATGAGTATCTAGGATCTAGTGTAATGCCTGGATTTCAAAAAGGTAAAACACTACACTCTGATACAAAATATAAAATAGAAGAGTGTCAACAAGATCATGGTTTAACAACTTCTGCTGTATGGTTCGAAGCCTTTGAAGGTTTAGATCCTATCACAGAAACTTACATTCGTAACATGAGGGCGAACGGTGAGCAGATAAATAAAAATCCTCGTATAAAAATGTCAACTATACACGGAGCGAAAGGAGGAGAAGCCGACAACGTTTTATTATTACAGGACCTTACAGGTGCAGCGATAGAAACTTTTAGTCATGACCCGGATGAATTACATAGATTATTTTATACCGGAGCGACGAGAGCGAAGCGTGAATTGCATGTGTTGGATCCTAAAAACTTTGATCGAGCTTATGTACTATGACCAATAAAGAAATATTTAAAAAAGCAGTATATGATTCACTAGACAAGCAGGTAGGCGGGAAACACTACCGCAATATGAAGATTCAACCTGCTGAATTTATTAACGAAAACAAGTTGCTTTTTGCGGAGGGCAACGCTATAAAGTATATATGTAGGCACTCGGAGAAGGGTGGCATACAAGATATAGATAAAGCAATACACTATCTTGAGATGGTAAAGGAGAGAGACTACGAATGAGAAGAACACAGATCCCACTATTTGCACCCGAAACAGAATGGGTTGCACCACATGAACTAAAAGATTTATCAGGAGCCAAAGAAGTAGCTATTGATTTAGAAACTTATGATCCTGAATTAACTACGTTAGGGTCAGGTAATGTCATAGGAAGAGGGCACATTGCTGGCGTTGCGGTGGCCGTAGAGGGCTGGTCAGGCTATTATCCGATAGGTCATGAGGGTGGTGGAAATATGGATAAAAAGCTCGTTTTAGAGTGGGTCCAAGATCTAGTAAATCAAGAGAAAACTACCTTTATATTTCACAATGCAATGTATGATGTCTGTTGGTTAAGACAGGCTGGTATAAAAATCAGAGGTAAGATTGTTGACACTATGATTGCAGCGTCTTTAATAGATGAGAATAGATTATCTTATGCATTAAACACGTTGGCTAAATTTTATGTAGGCATAGGTAAGAATGAAACATTATTAAATGAAGCAGCAAAAAGTTATTCAGTAAATCCTAAATCAGAAATGTATAAACTTCCTGCTATGTATGTAGGTGAGTATGCTGAACGTGATGCTGAAGCTACATTAAAGTTATGGCAAAGATTAATTGTTGAACTTCATAACCAAGAACTAATGGATGTATTTAACCTGGAGACAAAATTATTTCCTTGTCTAGTTGATATGAGATTCAAAGGTGTAAGAGTTGATCTTGAACATGCAGACAAATTAAAGAAAAATTTAATGGAACGCGAAGCTAAAATTATTAGTAAAATCAAAGAGTTAACAGGAGTTGATGTAGAAATACACGCAGCCCGAAGTATAGCAAAAGCTTTTGACAAATTAAAACTTCCATATGACAGGACAGAAAAAAGTAACGAGCCTAGCTTTACAAAAAACTTTTTACAAAATCATCCTCATGAGTTAGCAAGATCAATTGCAGATGCAAGAGAGATTAACAAAGCGCATACAACTTTTATAGATTCAATTACAAAACATTCTGCTAATGGTAGAATCCATGCAGACATAAATCAAATAAGATCAGATCAAGGCGGAACGGTGACAGGTAGATTCTCTATGAGCAATCCAAACTTACAGCAGATTCCAGCGAGGCATCCGGAACTCGGACCGATGATTAGATCTATATTTATTCCAGAAGAAAATACAACGTGGGGATCATTTGACTATTCACAACAAGAGCCCAGAATTTTAGTACACTACGCAAAACTACAAAACTTAGAAGGCGTAGATGAAATTGTAAATGCATATAATCAAGGCGACGCAGACTTTCACCAGGTTGTTGCAGACATGGCAGGTATTGAACGTAAGCAAGCAAAAACTATTAACCTTGGACTTATGTATGGTATGGGTAAAAATAAATTAATGGCAGAACTAGGTTTGATGAAAGAATCTGCAGAAAAATTAATTAGACAGTATCATGCAAAGGCTCCGTTTGTAAAAAAACTTATGGATAATGTAACTCGTAAAGCAGAGGACAGAGGTAAGATTAGAACTTTAGGTGGCAGAGCATGTCACTTTGATTTGTGGCAACCTACACAGTTTGGTATATTTAAACCTCTACCATTAGAAATGGCTAGAAAAGAATATGATGAACCATTAAAACGTGCGTTTACATACAAAGCATTAAATAAATTAATACAGGGATCAGCAGCTGATATGACAAAAAAGTCCATGGTGGCGCTTTATGAAAATGGTATAATACCTCACATACAGATTCACGATGAGGTAGATATTTCTGTAGAATCTGATAAAAAAGCAGAACAAATAATTGAGATTATGGAGTCTGCAGTAGAATTAAAAGTACCTAATAAAGTAGATTATGAACAAGGTAAAAACTGGGGTGAAATAAAAGGTTAATGGCTTATTTAAATGCGAACACACCAACTATATATGCACAAGTAAGAAGGGAATATTTATATGATTGTAAAAAACATCATGGAGAAGTTGAAGACTGTATTATCTTTGGTCTTACTAGCATGGGGGGCCGTGCTATATTATTTCATGCTCTTATGGGTAACGGTGCAATATTTTATCGCCTACCAATTAGCGCGTTTATTCAAAAGGGATTTGACCCGGCCAGAGTGCCCACAAGACGACTTGATGAGTTGGAGCTTTGGAATTGTTTTTCTTACTATCCTACTGTCACTCATTGGGCTATCTTAAGCGCAGCTTCAGGTTATTACTTTGGTAAAGATAAGAAAAAGCATTACGGATCATATTTATTTACTGTTGACTGGGGTCACCCAGATGCTAATATACTCGATACCGATCATTCGGAGATACCACACGAACATAAGTGTGCACACATAATTGCTTTAGATGATGGCAATTTTGCAGCCCAACCAAACAATAGATGTATTTGGGACTTACCTTCTTTTACCGTGAAAGATAATATTCCGGATTGGAAAGTACAAACTAACGAATGGAACGTAGAAGATTCTGGTAAATGGAGAACTTCAGATACAGATGATTTCTTTTACGAGATAGAGGAAAAAAAAGATGATTGATAAAATAAAAAGCAAAGCAATAAATTACTGGTCACACAACAAAATTGAATGTGTGGTATTTGCAGTTTTGATTGCTGCATTAATTCTAAAATAATTTAAGTTTAAATTTTATGGAGTACGCTAGGATGGATTACAGATTTACAGCGGTGCTTATAATAATGTTAACTTTATTAGCATTTTGTGGAGGACCACATGTCCAATAAACCACTCAACATATCTGAATCTGCTGCTGTACAGATGCCGATGAAAACGGTTGCTAGCCTTATAATTCTTGTTGGAATGGGCGTGCTCGGCTACACAGAGCTGACGGCGAGATTGGTATCGTTAGAGACATCACGTGAGTTATTTGAAAATGATTTACTTAAAAAAAGTGAACAGGTCCCAACGGATCAGGAACAACATTTTTTAATCGAGGATTTATATAAAACCGTTGAGAAGATGGAAGAAACACAAGAGATGAATATGACTAACAAAGTTAATATAGAATTTTTAAGAGAACAATTAGATAAAGCATTGGAAGATATTGAAGGATTAAAAGATAAAGTAAGAGAAAATGGAAAGAGTTACTAGGAAAATATTTGATTACATCCACGAGATGAAAAGAACGCTAACAAATAAACGTTTAGCCAAAGATTTAAGAAAAGAAGTAGAAACAGGTAAGCATGGTACACAAAAATATGTACTAAAGCAAGGTCCCAACAAAGGTAAAACATTATGATAGTTGAAGGAGTTGTAGCTCTTTGTATGTTTATTCAAGGAGAGCTGAAGGAACACAGAATCCAGCCTGCAATGAGTGACTGCCTTAAGGGGAAGAGGGTTGCGGAGCGTGATAAAACTGATTCTATTGATTATAAATGCGGTAAGGTAACAGCAGAGCTCGAAGATAATATCGATGGTAGCAAAACAATTAAAAAAATTATCGAAGAATAACCCATTTGCCAAGGCTTTAAAAACCTTTACACAAAAGATTGTACCTGATAAAAAAAAATATGACCGTAAAAAAATCAAAAAACCCAT